CAGACGGTGCGCCCGTCAGGCTTTCCGCCGTGGCGCCCGCCATCTGCGCCTCCGCGCGATCCAGCATTTCGGCGCTTACCGTTTCCATTTTCGCGCTGAGAAGCCGAACCATCCTTCGGAGGCGCTGCGGGAAAAAATCCGCCAACTCCGATTCAATCCCGGCGCGTGCCGCATCCAGCGAGTCGCCGCGAAGCCCTTCCAAAAACTGTTCCTTTGTCAGCCCCTTTTCGTCAACCTGCGCACAAAGGATTGCGTAAAGCACTTCCCCCACGGTAACGAACTGACTGCGGAGAATCTGAAACGTCTGCCCGATCGCCGTAACGTCTGCGATATCAAACGGAACAGATTTGCGAGCCGTTGCCGGCTTGCCATCATCGTCGCCGTCTGCCGTCGCAACCTCGACGCGCACCATATCGCGAACGCGCATCGCCGCGGCCACAGTCAACGCCAGCCGCCACGGGCGGCCCTCATCGTCGCGGAACTCAATCACGCAAAAAACCTCCGGGTGTTTACCGCAGCCCTTGCCGCGTCAACTTCGCCTCTAGGGTGAATGTTGCCACGCCATCGATCGGATCGGTTTCGGAAATGCCAGTTACCACCGCATTAAATGACCAACCGCCAGCCCCGCCGCTAACGCTGATTAGCGCGCCGTTTTGTAGGTTTGCCCAAACGCTGCTAGCGGAAGCGTTGTCGTTGAACTCCACCACTACGGTAGTGTCATAGCCTACGGAGTAAACCGGAAAATCCCTTGCCCCATAGGGGTCTATGTCGATCGTTTTTGCGGTGCTGGTAAAGGATACGTTTCGTGCGCCGGCGACAGTGCCACCAACGCTAACGGAACAATCTTTCCCCAGCGTGATAGCCAACGATTAGAACTCCATCGCGGTGACGGTAAACGTGATCGCGTTATCGATGGAGATATTTTCGGTGATGCTCATCACGCTGAAACTGCCCGCCGTTCCGGCCGCTTCCAACGAAGTAAGAAGCCCGGCAACGTCGTGGGTTTCAATCTCCCAAGTCTTCTTATTGAAACCGGCCTTAAACGCTTTTCGCCCCGGAGCGCCGGAGGCGCCTCCGACATTCCCACGATTCGAAATGTCGATCGTGTCGCATTCCTGCGTGAATGAAGCGCTGATAATGCCAGAGCCGCCAAACGGTGGCGCGTCGCTCTGATCCTTGCCAAGTGTGATAGCCATTTGGTTGCCTTGTGGTTTTAGTTAAGCGCTGCGGGAGCCGGATACGGTAAACGTCGAAATGCCGTCAATCGGATCGCTCCGCGAAATGTTGGTAACAACGTAGGTCGCGTTTCCTGTTTGCGTTCCAGTGACGGTAAAAGTTCCGCCGATGGTCGCGCCGGGGGAATCAACGCATTCCACCTCAATCGTCTGCTCGATAAGCGCCTTGCGATACTTGCGCGAAGTGTCGCCAAACTTGGTAACGTCTACTTCGCTAGCCGAGTTGGAAACGGTTGCGGATCGCGCGTTAGCAAGCCCGGTAAGGGTTGCATCCTTGCCCAACGAAACGGTAAAAGTTGGCATTATGTAGGTTTCTCCAGTGCCTACGTTTACCGTATCACCCGGCGCGAAACCTATACCCGTCTATGGCTAGCCGGGGCCGCGGATCGTGTCGCGGAATGCTTCGGGAATCTTGCGGAGCGCGGTTGCCACCGAAGCCGAACCCATAAACGGGCGGGCAGGGTAGCGGGCCGATTTGGTCATCGAAGTGCGTTCCCAGTTGCGGGAGCCGCGGAACCCCTTATGCGTCCACAGGAGCGCCCCCAACGCCTGCCGGCCGTTAGCCCCGCGGGCTATGCCGCGACCTTTCGCCCGCCGCTGGTACGCGATGCGGGCGGCCCCTACGTTGAGCCGGTACGCGGTCAGCCTCAACACCCCGCCGAACTCATGCAACTGATTTAGCCACGCGGCTTTCTCCGGGCCGATCACAACGGAGCCGCGGGAAAAATCGTAATAGAAACGAATGTCGCGGTAGAGAAACCGTTTCGGCTGCCACGATTTGACCGGCTGCCCCGGCGCCCGCGGCTTACCGCTACCGTATGGCGTGATATCGCGGTAAAGCCCGCCCACGAACTCAACCGGCCGCCCCTCGCGCGAAGTCTTGATCCATTTTTTGGTTTTCTTCGGCGCCCGCTGGCCGATGCCGCGTTTCGCGGCGGAATGGATTTGGAAACCGGCTTTATCCAGCGCACGAAAGCGGGCCTCGCCTAGCGTTTTCCGAACCTTGGGAACGTCGAAAAAACCTTTCCGCACGTTGAACTGGAATCGGAACCGCGCGACGGTTTCGGCGGATACCGGCCGTTTCCCCATTCAGCACCCCCGGCCGTCTAGGCATCGACCACGTTGACGCGGTAGGTCGCGCTAATGACCGCGCGCCATACGTTGCGCTCTGCTAGGGCGTCGTCTGGATTTATCTCGACAGTGAGCGCCACGGGCGAAGTAACCCCGCCCGCCCACGGTTGCGCCCATGCGTGCGCGCGAATCTTCGCGGCCACCGCTTCGGTGAGCGTCAACATATCATCGGCGGCGGTTTCGGTTGCCGCCTGCCGGCCTATGAAAACGTTCGCGGTGTAATCGTATTGATGGGAGTTGCGGCCGATCCGCTGAATATCCACGCTGCCGGGAGTGACGAACATGACGGGCGCGGCCATATCGTCAGGATCGACGGCAACTAGGTTGCGGCGGGATACGGTTACCGTGCCGATTTCCCACGCCACGGCAGCCAGCGACCCGGCGAGCGCTTCGCAGATTGTGGTTAGTTTGGCTGGCATGGCTAGAGCGTGGCGGCCTCGCGAAATGCTGCATCGACGCCGGCATCGTCAAGCCCGAGCGATTGCGCGAGTGGCACTAGCCACGGGTGGGATCGTTCAACATAGGGCGCGTACTCCCACTCGACGCGCACGCTATCGCGCGTGGGCTGATCGGTGATTGCGTCGATGGCGGCCTCGACGGAAGCCAGCGAGATTCCATTCCGCACAAGCCAGAGGCGAATCTGCCGCGCGGACACGATCGCCGGCGCGGCACATGCGTCAAACACCTCGCGCGTGGATTTTGATATCACTGGCGACCAAGTAAGCGCGTTTGCGGCGATATGTCTAGCGAGCGCGGATTCGTCGCCCTCAACCATATCGTAAGGTGTTCCCGTTGAAGTGTTTTCGCAGTTTTCGATAGCCGCGAGAATAGTTTTGCTATCGCTATCGTAGATTAGCCGATACATATTAGTTGGTGGTTAGAGTTACGCCGCGAGTAACCAGCGCCTTCGCGCTTGCGGCTGCTTTCACAACTGTTGCCGTGCCAGCCCCGGTAGCCGTTTGCGAAGTGATTGCGTAGGTAAACTGATTCGCGTTAACGACGGTGATGACCGCATAGCGGTTTGCATTTGTCGCCGTCGTGATGCCGCTTACGCGCAGCACGTCGCCGGTCGCATACCCGTGCGCCGTCCAGTTAACCGTGCAAGTTGTTCCGGCGCACACGAAACTTGATCCCGCCGTGGTTGTTGAACCAAGGTTAGACGGGGCCGCGGACGTTCCGCCGCTTAGGTTGATAGTTTTTCCCGTGCCATAACTTGTAGTTCCGTTCGTGCCGTCTAGGGACGCCATAACTTGCAGAATATGATCCACGCTCGCGAGCGTCAGCGCGGCCGAACTGAGCGTAATGCCGCCGTTTATAGTCTTTAACCTGCCGTCACTGGGCAGAGTGACATTAGCCAGCGAAGGGCACGCACTGATACTAATGTTGTTGGAGAGATACCGCAGATCGGGCAATGAAAGCGTGGTCATCGCCACCATTGCCGTTAAGTTAATGCTGCCCAAAGGCACAAACCGCAGCGAGGGGAACGAAACGGTTGTCAGCGCCGTGAGTCCTGAGAGGTTTACGCCGTTGGTTGAATAGGCCAGCGCTGGGCAGGAAAGCGTAGTAAGCGACCCCATAGTGTTGGGGCTAAATGTGCCTCCAACAGCAACCAGCGACGGCAGTTCCAATGTCGTGAGTGACCCGAACGTAGCCATGTTGAAGTTACCGCCGACATAACGCAACTTAGAAACATCGACTTGCGTTACTAGGGGGCATGTAGTTGGGCTAAACTGCCCACCTACAAACCTCAATGAAGGGAACCGCAAAGCCGTCAGCACATCAAAGGCGGAAAAAGAACAGTTGTTGCCGACATATTCCAACTGCGGAAAATGACACGTCGTTAGCGACGACATAGTATTTGGGGCAGCAATGCCAATCACAACTTTCAGCATCGGGCAAGACAGGGTTGTGATTCCGCCCATGCTGCTTGGCTGAAACTGCCCGGTGCTCCCCTCTAGGTCATCAAATACTAAAGACAATATTCGGTCGCCACCCGTAGCAAACCAAGGGGTTTCAGAGTACGCGAAGTTGCTTGATGTCCATTTTCCGGAATATGCCGCAAAGGTTTCATTATTGGCGGCAGACAAAAACTGAATCGCAATCGGAGCAACAAGAGGGAAAACCTGATCGGGCGAGCCGGCGAACCAGTCGCCCGATTTCGTGATGGCCTAGAGTTTCCGATGATGCCCTTATTCACAGATCGGCCCCCAGAGCGATTACGTTAAAAGTCTCCGCGTTATTCGTGGACGCGCGAACGCTCCACGACGAACTTGGCAGCACAAGGTTGTCGTAAGTTTTCGAAGCACGGTATGCGGCGATAGACCCGCTTGGCGTAATGGGAACCACAACAAACTCATCGAACAGCCTTGCGTTTGTGCCGTCATGCAAAAACAGACGAACCATGCCGGAGGTTGTGGTCGCGGTAGCCTCTACCACGATTTCGTTAACGCGCGTCCCCGTGGCGCCGGTAAGGATTGTAGCAATGGTTCCCGTGCCATCGCGGTTTGTGTTTGCGGTCGACACTTGGCCCATGCCAATGCGGGGCGTTACGGCAAATGCTGGATTTGTAGCCATGTAAAAAGTCCTACTGGTTAGCGGAAGTTTTCCCAGAGATAAATCAGGCTTCCGATTGTGTTTGTGCGGTTTTGCAAAATGGCCGATTCAACACTTTGAAAACCAGACGTCACATCGTCATCGTCGTTGAATAGTTCAGTTGTGCCGCAATCTATCGCGAGGCTTCCAGACAACGCCGCAGCCGTCAGCGTTCCCGACACGCTCACGCTGCCGTCACCAAACACGCCAAACACCGAACCGGCATCGTAGGAAATGCTTAGGATATTCAGATCGCCCGCGTTACTTCCCGCCGCCACCGCTGGCGCGGTTAGTTCCACCGCACCCGTTCCGGCATTGCGTTGCACAACGGTCGCCGGCAACCTCGCCGCGTTAATCGTGCCGGTTGCGATGTCGCCGGCCGCGTGGGTGTGCGACCTATCAGCGCACTCTATTACGTTTGCCCTAGCATCATCCCAAGCATTCGTTTCGTTGAGGCTATCGACGAGGTTGTTTAGGGCAGCAAGAGTCCCCAGTTGCCCTCCCGTCTGCACTTGCGATGTATTGAGCGATACGGCATCGCTGCCGCCGCTGGCGTGGCTAGCCGCGTGGGCGCTAGGCGCGAACGTGGAAGGCTTGTTGCTGATCGTGGCCCAATCGCTGCCGCTCACCTCAACATAGGACGAACCGCCCCAGCGGTAAGCCTTCCCGGTATCCAGAGCAACGTAGATTTTCCCGGCGGCCCCGGTGGCCGGGAGCGCGGCGAGGTTTGCCCCCTCGACAATCTCCGCGGGGCTGGCGGAAACCTCAACATACGCCGAACCGCTCCAGCGGTAGAGCGTGTTTGTCCCCGTCACAACGTAGAGCGTCCCCGTCGCGCCGGTGGCCGGCAGCGCGGCGAACGTGGCGGCCTCGACAAGCCCGCCAGACGATGAAAGCGAGTAAAACGGCATCGGCTCCCCCGGCTAGATTGCGGTTACAGTTGCGTCTATGCCCACTCGCGTAGCGTGTACGCGGATCGTGGAGCGGAAAGCATCGCCGTATCGGTACAGCGGAACCCCGCGCGGGCTTGATACCTCGAAAACGTTTGCGACCCCGCCAATCATTTCTAGGATTTTGTCACCGCGAAGCGGCTCCGCGTGGGGGAAATCACCAGCGGAAAAAATGAAATCGCGACTCTGCCACTGCTCTAGCACCCCATTCGAATCTGCGCTTTCGAACATGGATTGCCCCGCGGTCGCTAGCACCGTGGCCGATGCCGCGCCGCGGCGGTAGATGACGCGACTAGACGCGCTCGCGCGCAACTGGCCGGCTAACCACGCGGCCCCTGTTCGTAGTGCATCCATCGCGGCCACGCTCCACAAATGAAATGCCCCGCCGCCGCGCGCTGCGGTTTGCGCGCGGGCGGCGGGGGCTAGCGGCCGGGGATCGTCAACCGCGATTCAGATCGACCCAGCACGTTGCGTCACCCGAAACGGCAGCGGTGGCGACCTTGCCAGCGCGCTTGCCGCCGGCGCTGGTTGCCGTAATGTTGCTGTTAGTCGTGTTCCAATAAACGACGGCGCCGAGCGCGAGCGCTTCGGCGGCCTTCGGGAACGTAAACACGCCTTCAACGTTGACGGCGCCGAGCGTGTTGGCGGCGATCGGCCGCGAAGCCACGGCGATGCCGTCAGTCAAAACCACAACGTCGCCAGCGGCAACGGCGGAACTGGGGGTGTACGGCCAAGTGCCGGGTTCCTGCTTGAAAGAAGCCATTTTGAGCCTTTCGAAAAACTGGGGGTTTGTGGATCGTCATGCCGGCCGGCGGCATCGTCTGCCGCCGACCGGCTACGGTTTACGCGGCTAGGGTCAAGCGGTCGCCATGCGGTAGGCCGCGAGCGATTCGCCCTTGGCACAACCGAAATCCATGTAGCCGCGGAGGGTAACGCCAAGCGTATCCGGCGCGGGTTCGACCTGTTCGATCGTGGGGGTCTGCTGACCGTTAAGGAATACAACATCCATAGCGGCCAGATCGGCAGCATCGGCACACAGCCACCACGTTGACGCACTCGACAGATACGCGGACGAAACCACGCGATACCGGCCGGCGAGAACATTTGCATTCCCCTGCGCCGTCGTGTTGCCGCTGATAAGAAGCGACGATCCCATAAGTTCGGCGGCGGTCAGTTCCAACTCTGGCGGAACCAGCAACACGCTAGGCGAAATCCCAAGCGGGTTACCATCGGGATCGCTCAGTTTCCGATAGGCCGTAGCGGCGGTTTTGAGCGAAGCCAGAGTAAGCGCGTTACCGGCAGCGGCGGTAGCCTTCGAATAATAGGTAGCGTTGCTGTTCTGAAACTCCGTCCAAATCTGCTCCGCGAGACTAAGGGCAGCCCCGCGGCCAATGCGCTGCGGCAGCGCGGTGAGCGCGTTCAAATCGTCGTTAACCATATCCTGCCGGGTCACGTTGGAAGTGATGCCGTAGGTATCAGCGTTGACGCTTCGCTTCGAATCGCTAGCGTCAGCCGATTGCATCTGCCCGCCATTGCCGACCTTGGCAAACTTAAACGAACCATTCAGCCTGTAGAGGCTCACGCTCTTGAAGTCATTGACGCTACGGATAGCGGAAATCTGATCCCAAGTGCGTTCCACCGCGTTAAAGCCCGAAAGAAGGAACTTATTCGCGACGTTCGAAAGGATATCGCTAATCGCGTGAGTGGCGAACGCGGCGCGAATCACCATTGGCAGATTCGTGGCGGAAATCCGCGACGAACCGTTATAGCCGTTGGCGCGGGCCGCCTCCACGAAAACCTCACCGAGCGAAACGCTGCGCTGCTGCTTCGCGGCAGCCTCGACCGTGCGCTCGTCGTAATACTTTTCCGGCTTCGACAAACCGCCCTGCATACACAGCGCGGCTTCAATCACCCTGCCGCCGGTCGCCGGCTCTGCAACGTGAATGGCGGGCGCGCGAGAATCTCGCGTTGCAATCAACTTTTCCATCGTGTCGAGTTTCTTGTTAAGGGTTTCGATGGTCGCAAGAAGTTCCGGCGACTGCGATTCCGCGACAACCGCGGGAGCGCTGGCGGGGGCTTCCACGGCGACGGTCGCCGGGGCTTCCACGGCGGCCGTGATGGCTTCCGCGGGCTGTTCGTTGGCGTCGTGCGCCATAGTGGTTTCCTCCGCGGCATCTGCCGCGATTTGGACGGTGGTTGCGTCATCCGCCCCAAGGGTCACAAATGAAACCTCGCGCAACGTCGAGGCTCTGACGATTCTGATAGGGCCGTTGAATGGCTGGCCGTTGACCATAACGGTTTGATCCGCGGGAATGCGTTCATGCCGGCCAACGTCAGCGCCCACGCTGGCCTGCCACTGGAAACCCCTATCGGCCAGTTCCACAACGCGCGAAGCGCCGTCATTGCTGGCAAGGATTTCGGCATCCACGATCAACTCGCCGGCCTCGACGCGGACGCTGGTGGTCTGCCCCAAGATGGAACCAAGCCCGTAATCGTGGCCCATGACGATCGGGATTTTCTGCCGCAGTTTCATTCCGGCCAGATCGATAACGATCGGCTCGCGCGACCATCCTTGCCGGATGGCGGCGCCCGTGTAGGCGCGAATCGAAAACTTCCGCGGCCCCGGCGCCGCGGCCTCGCCCGCGTCAGGGGCGGCGGCCACGAAATCTACCGGCTGTTCGAAAATGATTTTGGTTTTCATAGTGCTTTGCCTAGCGTGGGAACTGTGTCGGTTTCGGCCTCATCGTAGAAATCGAAATCGACATAAATCACGGCGCGGCATCCTCCGGGGATTGCTGCGGTTGCTGCGGCTGCTGGATGACTTCCGGCAACCCCAGTTCGCGCGCTAACGTCACTTCCGCGGCCCGCTGCCGCAGTTCCGTTTCCCAGTTTTTGCCGGCCTTCGCGTATTCCGCGGAAAGCGTTGTCGTGTGGGTTCGGAGCCGCGTTTCGATTGCGTTGGCTTCCTTCGCGGGGTCAACGTGTTCGCGACCATCCCAAACCCATGACCAACGCCATTCGGCCACGGGCGGAAGCCCTGCCGGGATATAGCCGGTGAGCAATGCGGCTTCGTCTGCCCATTCGTAAAACAGCCGATCCAACATTACGCGCTCTATCTCGTCGCGCGCCACGCGCTGCGTTGCGTGATAGATGCCGGCATCCATGCGGCCGGAAGCGTAGTTGTAGGAACTGGAATCAAGCGCCGAAATGTTGTACGGCAGATTCAGCGCCCTCCCGATTTCCGAAACGATTTCGCGCTTGAACTGCGCGTAGGTGCTAGTGGGCTGTTCCGCTTTCAGTTGCGAAACGCTCCAGCCTTCCGGCAGGGTAGTTAGCGTGCGCTTCTCAATCTCTACGGCCTGAAATGCGTCAACCTCATCGACCTCTGCGGCCGGTGAGTTGCTATGAATAAACGCGGCCATATCGGCCGCGATTTCCGCGGCGGCAATCGTGGCTTCGGTATAGCGGCGCATGTTCGCGAACAGCCGCAGCGCCGGGGCAACTTCGGAAATGCCGCGATGTTGCTGCGGTCGCTGCGCCGTGAACCAATGCACGATCCGCGCCGCGTCGATGCGCGTAAACTCAAACGCGGACGAATACCAGTTGGAGCCGGGATGGTTTTTTAGAACCAGATACGCGGCCACGTTGCCAACCGCATCAAACTCCATCCCGTCAACCACCGAACCCTCCGCGGTAACCGCGGTCTGATAGACCCCGGCGGGGGTCGCCACCATATCGGCCTCAATCAGCCGGATATCTAGTTGCACCCCGTCTAGTCGCGGGTTCGTATAGAACAGCGCGAAAGCCTCGCCGTCGATTAGTTTGGCCTGCCGCATCGTGCGGAGTTTGCCGGGAAGGTCAATCCTCCACATATCATCAAAAAAGCGGCGCTCGATTTCGCGATCGGCTTCCGGGTTGCCCGTGTCGAGTTGCAGCCGCGGCCCCGTTCCCACTAGGTCAACGGCGATCGTTTCCGAAATGCCGGCGAGATAGGAGTTTGAGTTTCGTTCATACCGGGCGCGGTTTCGGATTTTTGCGCGAACCGTCGAAGTGAGCGCGCCATCCATCGAAAGATAGTCAGCGTTCGCCCAATGCCGGCGATCGTCAGTTGATTCGGCGGCATCGAATCGCGCGCGAACACGCTGCGGCGATTGGGCCTTGCCGCGCGGCGCTGATCCGAAAAGGTTTCCGAAAAAACCCACTAGACAGACCCCGGAGGGACGATCGTGTTAAACCGCAGCCCGCGGTGGTTCGTCGAGGCGCCAGCCTTCGCGCTCAGATACTTGTCGGCTTCGATTTGCTTGGAGATATCTTGCGACTCAACCTCGCCGGCATCCGTGCGAACCCTCTTGGGGCCGGTCGCCGTTTGTTGGATCGCTTGCCGCAGTTCTTCGCTCATACCTCTACGCTAGCCGCGATGGCTTCGCGCGTAGGGGTCTATGGCTCTACCGGCAGCCATTCGCCGCCGCTACGCTCATAACGCCAAACGTCGCTAAACCCGAGCCGCGTAGCAATGCGGTAGGTATGCGGCGAGAACACGGCAAGCCGCGAGGCTGGCGCGATCACGCCAGCCGAGCGCAGGAACGCGGAAAGCGTCGTGGCTATGCCGAGGTTGCGGTAGCGCGGGTCTGTGAACTGCTCTAGGGTTTGCTGCTCGCGCCAGAAATGCGAACAAGCCCACGCGGCTAGGCAGCCGTCCGAATGCCAGAGCGCCACCGGGGTGGCGCTGGAGGCTTCCCCCGCGAGGATGCCGGCTACCTCAATCTGCCATTCGCTGCCCTGCCTTGATAGCCGGCGAACGATGGCGATTGCGTCAGATTCCGCCAGACCATCGGCGGCCACTAGTGAAATGGTTTCCATGCCGCGGAGTCTAGGCGGCGGCGCCCGCGGGCGGGCGGGGCTATGGCTTGTTTGGCTTCTTTGCCGCGGCAAGCGCCTTGCGCCGGCATCGCGGGCATTCGTAGGTAACCCCCTGCGCCCAATACTTGGCAAAGAATGCCGCGGTTTCGTCGCTGGCCGGCTTTCGCAGACCCCGCGGGCCTTGCATTAGCACTTCGGTTCGCTCATGCCCGCAAGGCCAGCGATATGTAAGCCGGTTGCCATCGATGGAAACAACCTTGGCACGGTTGCCGTATAGGCCGCACAACGTTTTCGGCCTTTTGATTGTTGCCATTGCTTCGGCTCCTATGTCGAAAGAAAAAGCGCCACCCTGTTCGCGGCTTTCGGCTGGCCGGGTGGCCCCGCCTGTTGGGTTTCAGTTGTCGATGCCGTGGCGGCAAGTGTGAGCATCGGGGCAGGCGGTGGTTTCGCCGCGATCGCAGGCGATGCGAACGGCCTCCTCGACAGCGGCGCGGCTGGTGTATTGCAACTCACCAGCCGCGTGCCGTCGATACAGACCGTCAATCCGCTCGACGGCTTTTGTGAGCGTCGATGTCCAATCGCCTGCGATGCCCCCGGTGTAGTGCGTCTGCGGGGTTGTGCGGTAGCCCTGTTGCGACGAACAGACGCGGCGAGTGCCGTGGCTGCTCATGTAGTTGCGTTGGATCGTGAAGCCGCGGTAGTGCCAAGTATTGTGGTCGATTTTCGTTGCGGTGGTCATTGTCATGGTTCCTTGTGTTCGTGTCGATCGTCCCTGCCCGCCGGCACTGTGCCGGCGGGCTTTTGTCTACTACCGCTTTCGGAACTCAACATAGAGCGCCGCCTGCCCTGCCTTGCCGATTCGCTTCCGGCCTAAGAAGATGCCGCTGGCTTTCGCCCGTTCCTTTGCATCGCGCAGCAACCGGGCCGCGCAATCGGGGCCGAATAGAAACCATCCTTGCGACCGATCGGCCGGAACTCCAAACTCATAATCGTGGAAAGCGTCGATCCGCTGATCGTGTTCCAGCCATACGCCGCGGGCAAGGTTGACTTTCTTGCCGCAGCATTCGCAAGCATCGCGGCCGTTTCCGTTGCCGAAGGCTGCCCGATTGGTCGCGGTGGAATCTTTTTCTGTGGTCATCGTTGTGGCTCCTCAGTTCGTGGCCGCAAGTCTCATTTGCTTGCGTGGGTGTAGTATTGCCATTCGGCAATAAGCCGTCAAGGGCTTGAAAAGATTTTTTTCGGAATCGCGGTTTCCCGCGGGATTGCCGCGGTTTCCGCGGGGCTAGGCCGGTCGCCGGGAAACCACAATCCGCCCGCCGGCCCCCTTCGGCAGTTCCACGCGGCGCCGGCGGCGGCCTACCGTTTCGGTCGCCGTGGGGCTAATGCCGGTTATGGATGCCGCCACCGCGCAGCCTACTAGGCAATCCCACCAATGGTTATCGCGGCCAAGTGTTTTCCACTCGTCAACCGTGCGGCCTCGCGCGGCAGTGTGTACGGGATACTCCGCGGCCAAGTGTTCAAAAAGCAAATCATGGTTGCCCTCGCAAAACGCGATTGCTTCCGGGTCGCCTAGCGTCAGCCGCAGCCGCGCAGCGACGAACGATTTCCAATAGTTGGTATCGAACAGCGCGGAGCGCTGGCCGGCGCTCACTTGCCCGATGCGCCAGTTCAAGCCCACGCGGTCGCCCCGCGCCCGGCCTTGATCGATGATAGGTTTCGCGCTCGCGCCGATGCCGCGGCCGTGGCTAGGCAGGATCGTAGACGCGAACGCGGAGCGCCGCGCGAACGTGCGAACCGTAGAGGTTGATTGCCCCCAGTTTGCATCCACCAGCATTTGATCGACGCGCATCGCCACGCCATCCTCCCGCGACCACTCGCGACCTAGAAGATTGATAGCGACGGCATCCAGCCCCGCCGATAGCGAACCCTCCAGCCCTGCCGCGCCCGTCGCCGCGGTAAGCGTGCGCTTCGCGTGGCTGGCTTCGAAGAAACTCACCGACTGATCGGGGAACGTGCCGTAATCAACCACGGCGCCGCCGAAGGAACGCGACCACGAAGCCACAAGCCAAAACAAAAGCCGCTCTTGAACGTCAACAAACGCGGTGAGCGTTTCGTGGCCGAGCGGTATCACGCCGCGGGGAACGTTGCTGACGCGCGTGGCTAGTTCCCGTTTGTTGAGGCGGGCGGAATCGGTCTGCGATACGATCGGTTCGTTTTGGAACTCTGACGCGAAAGCCGAATCACCGCGATCGATGCGGAGGTTGTAGGCGTGTTGGAGTGCCGTTAGTTCGTCCGCGTTTTTCCGTGCCGGCCAAGCAACCTCAGCGCCCGCGTCCATTTCCGCCTGACGCTCGCGATAGAACTGATCGGCCGCGGCCGTACCCTCGCCCGTGCGCTGGCCGTCGCGCCGCAGTTCGGCATACTGCGCCCACAACTCATCGCGCTCCGGCCAGCGGTAGACGAGTTTGAGGCGCTTGCCCTGCCATGCCGGGTGTTTCTGGCGGTCGAGGAGCCTATCGGCTAGATCATCCGTTTTCACCACCGTCACCGTACACAATCCGGCTATCTTCGTTCCGGGGCCGGCTAGGCCAAGGATTGCGCCTTTTAGGACGGCTTCGCGCGTGGCAACTTGCGACGGGCTGGCGGCGCTTTCGTCTGTCTGCGGGTCATCGATTAGCACAAGCGACGGCCTCGCCTTGCGGCCGTCGCAAGCCCGCTTCGCGCTCATGCCGCGGATACGGCCGGTGATGCCGGCGACCTTGATGATGCCGCCGGATGCCTTTGATCCTTCGATGGCGGGAAACTGCACTTCGTTGCTAGTCCAAACGATAGACGTTGATTTGCCTTGATAGAGTTGCCCGCTAGCCCGCTGGTGGATTTTCTCTAACTTGGCAATGGGGTAGATGGCTTCGGGGAAATCCTCTAGCAAAGATTCGTTGGTTTCGCATTCGATCTTGACGCTATCCAGCATCGTTCGCGCGTGTTCCTCATCGGCGCCCACGATGCAAACGAAATCGCGGTGGCCGTAGAGAAGCGCCCATAGCGCGGCCGTTTCGGCAAGCGACGTTTTCCCCGAGCCGCGCGGCATGGCATACGCGAATAGGTCGCCGCGCAGCACACTGGATTCAATCGCCGCGATCACTTCCAAATGATCCGCAGACCACTCTAGGGAAAACGTCTGCGGGAAATACTCATCGCAAAACGCGCGGAAGGATGCCGCGGCGCGGGCTTTCCTCGCGGGGTCAGCCACGGCGGGCAGTTCGCC